TACTCAGTTAACCAAGTGAAAGGTATTCACTCAGTTAACCAAGTCAATAATTTTGCCTTGGTTAGTTATTGCTCAGTTAACCAAGTCAATAATTTTGCCTTGGTTAGTTATTGCTCAGATAACCATGTGAATAATGTTCACTCGGTTCAGAGTTCAGGGGAGCACAAGCCATTCAGTTCATGCTTAATAGCTGCGGTATTCTCTTTATATTCAGCTTTAAGAGAATCTAATTCAGCCATCAATGAATCATATTTAGCCCGCATTCCTCTAGAAACCAATAAATTTACAGCGGTATTAAGATCGTCTGAATTGTTAAGTTCAGCAGGAAAAATTGTATTAGTTTTTCCTGTTAATAATGCTGCCATGTGTTTACAGAAAGTATTTGCAGGGCAGTTACAGGATATGCCTGTCTGTTCTGAAACCTCAAAAACGTCAACGTCATATGTGTCTTTTTTATTACTACTTAAAGCCAAAAAGTTAAACGTCATAGTCATGTCCTCTGGAATACAGGGATTGAGAGTTTATTTTTTCTTCTGTAATTTTGGCTTGGATAATTTTTTTTCGCAAGCATCTATAACCCATGCTGAGAAATTGGAACTCTCATCCGCCGATTTTTCGATCTCCACACAAGAGTTAATTTCTTCAATTAATTCATGTGGAAAGCGAATGTGCTTCTTAGCAGATTTATTATTTATATCGCCTGTAGCCATTGATGTATATCCATTGTTAAATATTGGTGGTAACACACCATACACCACATTTAGATTAAATAAAAGTATTGACGTGGGTTCACACCTTGCTGTAAGGTGGGTTCACACTATGATTCTACCATGGTGTAAAAATAGCAAAGCCCCGCAGTGTTGGAGCACTAACGGGGCTTCTAACCACAACGTAACGGAGGCTTACGAGATGGCTATACAACAGCATAACCAAACTCGCCTTAAATTTACATTCCTAATTGCATCGGGCAATCAACGTCTGGTGGATATTCACCCTGTGCGCCTTATCACTGTTCTGGCGGACTGTGAAGGTGAAGCCCGTCTACTGGCTGGCATTTCCTCTCTGATCTTTGTTTCCCGTCAGGGGGTGAGCCATGCCTAACCCTCACGACTATTACACCCACAAGAACGGGGAAACTGTCGAAGTGCTGTCAGTGGCCTTTAACCGCGTGACGTTTGTCCGTGATGGCTATAACACCCCGTGCATTATGCCAGTAAGCCGTTTCACTAAAGAATACACCTACGCAGGGAGAGCCTGATTATGTCTGATATCTATAACCACTTAGTACGCAATAACTTTAACGCTATGAGCACCGAAGAATTGAAAGATCTGCGTGTTAATTCCGAAGGGGCATTCAATAGCGTGATGGCGGCAATGTCTGCAATGGGCGAACTGGCTTTACAGTCAATGAATAACAAGAACTATTCCGGTGAACAGGCAAAGGAAGATATATGCCGCTTAAGTGAAGCCCTGATACACCTGCCCCGAATAGCCGAGGCGTTGAATGACACGGAAGAACACGCCCAATTTGAGCTTTATCACCGTGAGGGGTTCCCCAAATGGTAAATCATATTGATATCCGCTCAGTGAAAATGGCGGCGAAGGATCACTGGCAAGGATTGCTGGCTGCTTGTGGGGTGGATGTTCCGGCAAAGGGTAAGCATGGCGCTTGCCCCCTCTGTGGCGGCACTGACCGCTTTCACTTCATGGACGATCACGGTCACGGTGACTGGCATTGTCGCCAGTGCGATAACCCGAATCACGGTGATGGTCTGGATTTGCTGGTAAGAGCTAAAGGGATCACGATTATTGAGGCGGCTAAAGTCGTTGCTGATGTACTGGTGTTACCTTTGCCAGAACCCAAGCCAGCCAGAAAGGAGGCTCCCAAATCAGAGGCTCCCCCGATAGCCGGAAAAGTTAACGAGCTGGTGGCTCAAACTACGGTGGGGCAATCGGAATATCTGACTAAGAAGGGGCTGCAATGCCCCCATCAGAAGCTACTGAAAGACGGTTCTTTGTTACTGGTCATGCAAGCGTTGGACGGAACCGTAACAGGTGCACAGACGATCAAGCCGAACGGTGAAAAACGCCTTATCTCAGGCTCACAGAAAAAGGGCAGTTTTATCCCCTTATCGGCAATCACCGGAACACCGGACACGTTCATCATTACAGAAGGCTACGCGACGGCCTTAACGGTCAGCCAATTACATGATGGCGTGGTACTGGCTGCGATTGATGAAAGCAATTTACTGACCGTGGCTAAGCAGGTTCGGGAACGGTGGCCAGACGTGAAAATTATCCTTGCTGGTGATAATGACTGGCACGTACCGGGGGAACTGGATAACAACGGCAAGCCCAAAAAGAACGTCGGCAAGATTGCGGCAGAAAAGACAGCCAAAGCTATCGATGGGTGGATCGCATTACCACCAACAGAACATAAGGCCGATTGGGACGACTACCGCCAGCAGCACGGCATTGAGGCAGCAAAACAGGCATTCGGTGAAGGGTTATATCAGGTGGGGGAGAAGACAGTGGGAAAGGCTAACGTTATTGAGATTAATTCGGGAAAGCAGAAGAAAAAACGTACAGGTAACAACCTTACACAACTGGCGGATAATGAAAAGGCTTTATTGCTAACAGAACGGTATGAAGGGATTGCTATTCACTCAGAAAGCGAGGGGTTCTATACCTATCAATCGGGAGTCTGGAAGAAAACATCATTCTTGGATTTAAGCCGGGAAATGGGAAAAGTGTATACCTTGCATGGCACTAATTTTAGCAAACGTGCGCTTAATAATGTGGTTGAAGCATTAAAGATTGTTGCACCTGTCATGGGTGAACCATGCCAGAGCATGATCCCCTTTGCGAATGGTGTCTTTGATATTGAAACGAAAGAATTCTCACTTCATAAACCTGATAACTGGCTGTTAAATCACAATGGTATTGAGTATACCCCGGCAAAACCGGAAGAGAATTTGCGGGATGGTGCGCCTAATTTTCACAAATGGATAAGCCATGCCTCTGACCGAGATCCGTACAAAATGAAGCGGATATTTGCAGCGTTATATATGGTGCTGGCGAACCGTTATGACTGGCAGCTATTTTTAGAAATTACGGGTGAAGGGGGTAGCGGTAAAAGCGTCTTCACCCAGATAGCAACGTTATTAGCAGGTCAGCACAATACAGCCAGCGGAAATATGGTGGCTTTGGACACGGCACGAGGACGGGCGCAATTTGTGGGTAAGAGCATGATAACACTACCCGATCAGCCCAAATACACAGGGGAAGGTACGGGTATAAAAGCGATTACGGGCGGTGATGCCATAGAGATTGATCCCAAACATGAACAGCAATACACAGCAATCATACGGGCAGTTGTTATTGCAACAAATAATACCCCGATGATATTTACCGAACGCGCTGGTGGGGTGGCTCGTCGGCGTGTTATCTATCAATTTAACAATAAAGTGAAAGAAGAAGATAAAGACCCGCATTTGTCAGACAAGATCGCTCATGAAATTCCGGTTATTGTCAGACGGTTACTGACGACATTTGATGACCCCGAACAGGCCAAAGTGCTATTACTTGAGCAGCGCGATAGTGATGAAGCACTGGAGGTTAAACGGGCATCTAACCCTGTTTTAGATTTGTGCGCGGCACTGGCTTTTATGGGCGAACCGAGAGGATTAGAAATGGGCGGCGGGCGTAAAATAGAAGAAGAACGCCAGCCAAAAAGATACCTTTATCACCTTTATCTTTCATTCATGGAATATCAAGGGCTGGGTCGTCCTCTGAGCGTAACCGAATTCGGGAAAGCGGTTAAAGAAGCTGCAAAGGAGTACAAAGCCGAATATCTGACGCGAACCATCAAGGGCAGACGACAAACTAATGTGCAATTGACCGATAAAGCGGACGAGTTTATCTAAAAATAGCGTTTGGTTATCTACCTTGTCTACCTAATAGTTATTTATATATATTAATCATATGGTTAATTGGGTAGATAACTATTTAAAGATTATCTACCTATTATCTACCTTGTCTACCCAAAGGAAAGAAAAAAGTAGGTAGATGAGGTAGGGATGGGTAGACAACGGGTAGACAGTCAAAGTCAGTCATCTACCCACTCAACGCCTTGCGCCACATGGGATAGAGTGAGTGGGTAGATAAGGTAGATAACCCCGAGACATTTTTTTATAAACGTTAAAACGCCCACGAAGAGTAAATTCTCTATACGCGTAAAACTGACCGACAACACCGACAAATCGACAATGGTTATATAAATATCTTATAAATCAATATACTAAAATGTTAAATGTTTGTCGGTACGTTGTCGGTTTGTCGTTTTCATTGTCGGACTTAAAATAAATCTCCTGCCAGAAGAAAAACTTTCTTTTCTTGGCAGGTAAAGAGAGTCAGGTATACAGTGCGAGAGTTTACGAATAGTGTTGTCGGTAACTTTTCACTCTATATATACAAAAAATAGCACAGGATAAAGAGCCGCTGATAAATTGACGGCTCCAATACCTGAAATGTCTTGCATATAATCTGACTACCACAGCGAACAAGGATGATATTAATGTTTCTGCAATGGATTAAACGTGCGCTTATCTGGATGATAAAAGATATTTTAAATGATATCAGATGGATGACATCAGCAATGTTTGGGTTATTTGCTCTCGTTG